GCAGTTCTTGAATCTTGGCTTGCGATGTCACCATAGCCGTCTGCTGGTTGGCCTGGGCTTGCATTTGACTGTTTTGAGCAGCTAACTCTTGGTTTTGCCGAATTCTCTTCTTTCTCCTGACAAGTAGGAGCCTTTCAGCTTGGTCTACGTCCTTCAGCTTGCGGATAGCCATAGCGTCCTCAAGGTCGATTTCCTTCTGAGACAAGGACGCTTGAATGTTTGCCTCAAGGTAAGCCTTGTCAACGTCGTTCATCTCTGTAACCACCTTGACACCGAAGTTGTACATCGGTAGGTCAGCAAAGGAGGATAGCACCTCCATATTAGCCTTCCCGATAGCGTTCTCGTAAACCCTGTAGATAACAGCATCCGTTGGGAGAATCTGGAGGCACTTAATGATGTCCTCGCAAACCTTCTTGAACAGAACCATTGACGAGTGAGTGATGTCGTAGGTGGCGTTGTTGGAAGCGTCAATCGCTTGCTGACGAACCCCGACAAGTGCATCGCCCTTGGGGGTTGAACCATCCACAACCTCGTTGATACCCGTGGCATCACGAATCATTCGTAGGTAGTGGTTGTAAAGAGACACAAGTTCGTTGATGTTCCGAATCTGATTCTCAATCGAACGGATAGGTGGGTTCTGAAATCCACCCTCTGGGTTCTTAGAACGATAGTAGAATACACCAGTCTGCTCGTAGATGTCCTGAATCTGAAGGGGCTGTAGGTCTCCACCTTGCCCTAACTGCACATTCTCAAGGCCTTCAATGTCAATGATGAGACCATCAGGCTTTGCCTTCGCAATGGACTGCTGAATCTTCAAGTGCGTAATCTGGAGCTGGTCAGCGAAGCCAATCACCGAAGCAACCATTGACTTGGGTTGAAGCCTACGCATATTCACAGCTATAGGGCTGTAGGACATACGTGCCCTTGTGATGTCGTGGATATTCTTCGGTACGTTCTTCTTCATCCCATACCCGTATAGCATATCTGTTCCGAGTACGTAGGAACCACCGTAAACCGTAGCGTAGGACATCTTAAAAGGCTTCCTATCGTATACGCTTTCACGGGGAGGTGTGTACATAGCCCCCTTGTAGTAGAACCCTACGTTCCCAAACTTAGACTCCTTGCTTTCGTAGTAAACATCATCAACAGACATAAACTCAAAGTCAAGGATTTCAATGATGTACTCATCGTAACCATAGGTCATCCGATTGGTGTACCTATCGTAGTTGGAGTAACCCATTCTTCCTGGGTTGTTGGAATACTTGTATTGAACGTCTCTAGCAATCTTCTCGTACTGCTCCTCCGTAAGCTCATCCCCTGCAATCCTCTTGAGCTCCTGAATGCTAATCCTTTTAATGTGACCAGCATAGGTTAGGTCAGCCATATTGGGGTCCTCCGTGTAGGAGTGAACGAAATAGGACGGGTCAACGTAGTTAGCGACAATCCCGTAATTGGGGTCGTTCTCACGCTTGACAACAGCCATCCCTAGCGACACGAGGTCATTCACGCAGCGCCTAAAGGTCCCGTCGTTGAAGTCGTTCCATTCAAGAGTCAGGTTGGTTGCAATCTGTGAGGCTATCTCTGCGTTGGTCTTAATGTTGCTCTCAAGGAAGATTTCAGCCTCCTCTGGGGTTTCTGGGATTTTGTTCGTGTCCACCCCTGTATTCACCCCCGCCTGATTCGCCATCTCAATCAGCTCCTTGTTCTTCACTTGGAACTTAACCTCGGCCTTCTTCTTCTCTTTCTCTGAAATGGATAGAGGGTCAACAGCTTCTACATTGGGGTAGGGCTTGCGACCTAGAATCTTGTTTACAACGATGCGAACGAACTTAGGGACGATGGGGACTGGCGACCAGTCAATGTTAATCAAAGAACCGTCCCCGTTGTTGGGGTCTAGCGACGTTAGAATCTGCTTGTATACGGTGACATCTTGCGTCCCGTTGGCATAATCCCTGTTCCTTTCAAACTCCCCGTATCGTCTTGCAAATGCGCTCTGCACATCGTCGGTCCGACCCCATTGGCTTTCAATAGCCTTTGCGTATTTCAACCCGTACTCCTTGGTCTGCTTTGACTCCGTAGAAGCCAGCGGATTAGGGAAATTCCCGCTAGGGAAGTTTATATTTTTAGCCATTCCTTTCGATTGGTCAATTTGGCTACAAATATACTCAAAAATGACTGACTATAAGCGAGTTATGGGTTTGTGCTTCCTGAAGAAGACCTTATTTGACAAATCGGCTTTTACCTTGGCGACTTTATACTTCTGAGCTGCCAAAAGGGCAAGACCTGCAGATATCGTTAAGTCGTACTTGGTTCTGTCATCCACCTTGAAGTTAATCCAGTCCTCAAGGGTTCTCTCCAGATACATCTTCCCGTAGTTCCCTGAGTCGTCGTTGATGCCTACGTGCTCGTGAATATAGGACTCAATGGCCTGTGCGTGAGCCTGGATAACATCCTGACTATTAGAGGGAATTCCCTTGGTTTTTATATTTGCATTACTATGTGGAGCCCTGAGATGTTCTGGTCGGTCGAGGATAAACCCGTCGTAACCTCTTGCCTCAAAGTATCGGACAATCCCGTATTTATTGTTTTCAATGAGAAGTGGGTATCCGAAGAATACGGCAGCTTGGAGAACGTCCTCATAGAAAATCCTCGCAAGAGGTGGCCTCTCTGCGTATTCGGCAACAAACAGATTGGATGGGTGCTCAATGTTGAATTTGTTGAATAGGTGGCAAGCCCCCTTGGAGCCCCTCCCGTCCATCGTATTGTCAATATCGTAGGAGTCAACTCCCCCACAGCCTAAGAACTCATTGCCTGGGAACCACTTCCCGTTCCTCGTAACCTTGTTGTTCCTTAGATGCTCTGGTGGTAGCCAAGATATGCGCCACTTCCCGTTATCGCTTGCAGACCAAAGCACCTCGCTGTCCTGTATCCCGTCCTTCCACACGAAGTTACCCCTCACCACAGGCAAAGGGTATAGCTCCCTATTGTACTGCAGCTGCTCGTAAATCTTACCAATGTTGAAGTGAGAGGACTTTGTGGACTCCCTGAAGGCCTCATCAATGGTCCAAGGGAACTGCCTGATGACCTCGTTCAACTCGTAGCCATCCTTGTTTAGAGCCTTCCTCTCGTTGGACAAATAAGCCTTTGCACCTATCTTCACGAAGTCCCCATCCATCGTCCTGATAGCGTGCTTGGGGTTCTCAATGATAGGCATCCCGTATGGGTCAAAGAAGCCTTCTAAGGCCTCGTAAGCGGGGATAAAGATGCGATAGAGCCCAGACCTAGTCCTCCCGTTTTCGTTGCGTTCTAGAGGGTCTGAGTCGTTGTAGAGCTTACGGAAGTTTGCACCACCCTTGTCCAGCTGGTTGACTGTACTACCCACTAGGGCTTTACCGACAACCTTCTTACCAACGATAAGACAGGTCCTGTGGATTCGCCAAACCTCGGTGATATCCATTGGCTTCTCCCATTTCCCCGCCTCATCCAAGTACAACAGATGGAGCTTTTCACCATCGTAGGCGTTTGATGTAGTGTTTTTCCAGTTAATCACCGTATCCAAGGCTTCTGTCTTGCCAATGGTCTTGTTGGTCTTCGTGATTCGTCTGGCTGGCTCCCTAAAGGCTAGCTCCATCCTTGGATTGGTTGTACCATCCTGAATTGGCTTGAAGAAGAATGGGTAGCTCCTGTACATCGGGAGGATTTTCTTCATAAAGATGTTCTCCTGAGCGTCGTTACCAGTCTTGGACATAATCCCAAGCACCTTGTTGGAGACCGAAGTTCCTTTATTGACCGTAATAGCCGAACTGATGTTCGTATATCCACTACGACGGCACTTAACGTACACCTGACCTAGGCATCTAGGGTCCACAAAACACGCTTCAGCGTGGATGAACAGCTTTCTTTGGAAGTCTAGGTAGCCCCCGTAGCCGATATCCATCTGGCTCCACTGCAGAAGCATATAATGGTCCCCTGTAATGTAGGTGGGTTCCCCGTTGTTATAGAACCAAACCCCGTTTCTTCGCCTTTCAAACTCCTGTTTGATGTAGGGGGAGTACTTTTCCTTAAACTCCTTGGGTTGCTGGTTCCACTCGTCCATCGAGCGAATCTTCTCAAGTTCCCTAGGAACCTCTAATCGATTCCATTTCTGGTCTTTTTGCGGAAGATTCCGAAATAGAACCCTACTTTTTTCAATCTGTTTGGGTAGTTGGATGAATAGACCGTCAATCTCAACGACTTGCCCATCCGTGTCATCAGGACAAATATTGATAACAGGCTCCTTGAAACCTTTGACGTTCTTTAATCCAGCCATTACTTAGCAAATTCCTCTGCAAAGCCACTTGAGTAGTCGGCCTCCTGTCCAATCTCCCCGTCATCCTTGAGCGATGCAATCATCTCCTCAATCTTCTGCCTCTCTTGCAGCAACTCCCTAGCATCTGCAACCGTTTGCTTGATAGCCGATAGCTCGGCTTTCCTTGCTGCCCCAACAAGCTCCTGTGGAATGGGCTTACGCACCTCTTCGATAAGATTGGTGATGGCGTGCTCCATCGATATCAGAAGCTGTTGGGCAGCCTCAATGGTGGAAAATTTAGGACTTTTCGACATAAAGGATATCGTCTATACGCATTCTGTAAACCGTCTCCCCATCAAGCTCCATCTCGTAGTCTGCATTTGTTGCGAAGTAAACCTTGTCCCCTTTCTTGATTCCTTCCCTGTCAAGCTCGTCGGATTCGTACAGAATCGTTGCTACGTTCTTCTTAACAGATGTTCCTAGAAGCATAATACCGCTTTTGGTCTTCTCCCCTTCCTCTTTCTCAATCCCCACAAACACCCAGTTCGAGAAGAGCCTTATCTCCCCATCACGCTTGTAGGCGTAGGCTTGCGTAGCGTGCCCCCCGTGCTCGTTGTAGCGAACAAGGTATAGGTCTTTACCTATCTCCGCCCTTGCGTCTAGAACGACGTGGTGGTGAAAATAAAGCGTATCTCCGACCTGAACAGGGGTCTTGTATTTGAGCGGAACAGCAACGACCTCCCCGTAGCAGTATCGGTTCTCGAACTCCCTGAACTTGCTTTCAAGGTAGAGTTCTTTCCCAGCCACGGTGATGGTGTCCTTGAACTTCTTTGGTAGCTTCACCAAGAAGTCGTGCACAGGGGTCATATTAGAACTTGCAGTCATATTCAACGATTACAGGCATATTCTTGATGGATTTCCAGTGAAGGGTTCCTTCGGTATTCTCAATAAACACCTCAAAGCGGTCCCCTTCGTCGTTCTCAACGATGGCTACGACCTGACCGCCACCAGCTGGCATACCGATAAAGTAGGCCATAGCGTCCTTGGGGTTTACACCAATAATAATCTTGCGTATCATCTTAGTTTAGGTTAATCCAGTCTTGGGCAGTTGTTGTGCCCTTCTCTGGGGGG